GTGAATAAGGGGGATATTAGCCTTCTTCTCTTGGGATATAATGAAAATGAACCGGAAAATGTTATCCAACATCCAGAGTATGATAATGTTATCATTCCGGCCTACCCCTACAATGCACACGCTTACATATTGAATCCCCACGCAGCACAGTGGATGGTTGCATGCGAAATCAATAAGGAAGTTATCCCTGTTGATGAATTCATTTCAGATATGAGAAGGGAATATGGCAAAAACGTCAGAGCGCTAGATACCAATTGGGTCAATCAATTACCTAGATCTGAGTGGGGGAGTAATATAGAACCACAATCTGATCAGGATTGGTTTATTGATTTTGGTATGCACGCCGTAACAGTTGGCACGGATACCACTCGATGCAATAAGTTAATGTCCAGCGCTACCATAAATGGGTTTGATGTAAAGAACCTCGGGATCAATAAAAAATGGACTGGTGGCGATATGACAGTAACTGGCGGGGCGATGAAGATCCGCTTACTACGAGAATATCTTACCAAATTAAAACCCCATGACGTGGTTCTGTTTACGGATGCCTATGATGTATTTTACACGGGTTCATTGGAAGAGATCGTCCGCCGATATTTAGATACAAAGTTTGATATTCTATTTGCCGGAGAGAACAACTGCTGGCCCGATGAATCTTTAGGAGATCTGTTCCCCGATACTATTTCTGAATACAAGTATCTGAACAGTGGTACCTTTATAGGCACGTCGAGTGCTATATTGCAGCTAATTCAATCAGATGTTCCTGATGATTATGATGATCAGCTCTATTATCAACAAAGGGTATTGAATATCCCTATCAATAATCAGCATATCCAGGACCACGGTTTAACTATTGGATTAGATGTTGAACAATACATCTTTACCACCTATGATCCTGAATGTTACGTATTGAATAATCAGGTCTTTAATCCCAAGACGCATTGTTACGGATTAGTGTATCACGGAAACGGAGGGACCGAGGCAAAGGAAGACTTTGCACGGAAATACGATCAGATATTTAAACCTTCCACTGCTTTGTATATCCCATCCATGGGAAAGTTTGATATACTTGAAAAGGATATGCTACTTGTTGATTTCATGACAAGTGATCAATGTGAACAGTTAATTGAAATTGCTGATGGGCACGGGGAATGGGAGCCATTACCTGGAGATAAATTCCCAGCCTATGAAATTCGAATGAAAGAATTGGGCCTATGGAATGATCTCCTTAAACATTGGGAAGAAAATCTCTATCCTATTATCGAGAAGCATTGGTGGCCAATTCAAATGTATGGTTTGAGAGATGCCTTTGTAATGAGGTATTCAGTTGATACACAGAAATCTCTCGCTATGCACCATGATGCAAGTCTTGTTACGGCTTCAGTTAAGTTGAATGATAATTATAAAGGGGCGGTATTAGAATTTCCTCGGCAGGGTATCAGTAATGCGGATATCCCACCAGGTAAGGCAATATTATTTCCGGGTATGGTTACCCACGGACATGAATGCACTACCTTACAAGAGGGGGTTAAATATAGCCTTACTATGTGGTCAAGTCGCTATACTGGAGATGAAAATTAATATAAATAGAAGTAAATATAGTATAAACTAATAGGATCTCAAATGGCAGTAACCTCTAGATCAGCTTTATCAGATTACGCACTAAGAAAGTTAGGTTCTCCGGTGATCGAGATTAATGTCGATCCAGACCAAATTGAGGATCGCATCGATGAAGCGCTGGAAAAATATCGGGAATTCCATGCCGATGGAACGGTAAGGACTTTCGTTAAACATCAGATGTCCGCGGCGGATATCACGAATGGATACATAACTCTATCCTCGGATATCATCTCAGTCACTAGAATGTTTTCCCTCACTTCTTCATTCCAAACTTCGAGGAACTTCTTCGATGTTAAGTATCAAATGATGCTCAACGATATTACTGATATGCAGAGTTACGTTGGAGGTCTGGCTTTCTATGAACAAACCCAACAGTACCTTTCCATGTTGGACATGAAGTTAAATGGTGCACCAACTACTACATTTGCACGTAGACAGAACAGACTCTACATCCATGGGGATACAGTTGATGGCGATCTCGTCGAGGACGATTATGTCGTACTAGAGGCTTATGCGATTGTCGATGGCACTACATATACCTCTGTTTGGGATGATATGTGGCTCAAGAAATTCGCCACGGCTCTTATTAAAAGACAGTGGGGCAACAATATGCTAAAATTCGAGGGTATGCAATTACCGGGCGGGGTCACCTTAAATGGCAGACAGATCTACGACGACGCGATCCAGGAGATTGAGAAACTAGAGGAAGACTTGAGACTGACCTATGAGCTTCCTGCAGATATGATGATAGGCTAATAAAATGCGTAATCCGTATTTCAGATATGATGTAAGATCAGAACAAAATCTTTTCGAAGATATCACTATTGAATCCTTGAAAATTTATGGTCAGGATATCTACTATCTTCCACGCGATATTATTGCTGAAGATAAGATCTTAGGTGAAGACGTCACTTCTAGGTTTAACTCGTCATATAAAGTTGAGATGTACATCGAGAACACTGATGGCTTTGATGGAGAGGGAGATCTATTCACCCGATTCGGTATCGAAATTCGGGATCAGGCAACCTTCGTTGTTTCTCGTAAGAGGTGGCAACAGACGGTTCAGAGGTATGATAATGATATCAATGCTCCTCGGCCCGCAGAAGGGGATTTACTTTATATCCCATTTTCCCGTAAGTTATTTCAGATCATGCACGTTGAGCATGAACAGCCATTCTATCAGTTAACCAACCTTCCGACATATTCACTACGTTGTGAACTATTCGAGTATAACGGAGAAGATTTCGATACTAACGTAGAGGTTATCGATTCCATTGAGCGGGATTATGCGTATACCTATATGCTTACCCTTAACGATAGCGCTCAATCTGGTACATTCGTATTAGGGGAAACTGCTAATATGACCCTTGCATCCGGTACTATTATCTCGGGTGAGGTATCTCGTTGGAGCGATTCGGATAATAAGCTGGGGCTTATCCACGTCGGAGCTAATGATGGTAACTATCACGTATTTGTTACGGATAGAAGTATTAGCGGTGCATCCTCTTCTGCAACAGGTACTGTAACGTTAGTAGAAGAAGAGGGTCTAATCAAAGCCGGATCAACTGATACTGAGCAGAACCAATATTTCGATAGTCTAGTTGATTTCTTGGACTTCTCAGAAAGCAATCCATTCGGAGATCCCGCATGACATTTAAAGTATTTTTAATAAACTTATCCAGAGTGTAGGAGCAGGAATTTGTTTGGATCACATTTCTACCATGAAAGGATTAGGAAATCAGTAGCCACCTTCGGCTCACTGTTTAATAACCTATATGTGGTACGGCAGGATGCTTCGGGTGGGGTATTAAACCAGCAGAAGGTTCCACTGGCATACGCACCGCGGATGAAATACCTTGAGAGGATTCGGGAACAGCAGGATCTGGCTACTGATCAAAAGGTGGCGCTGAAGCTCCCCCGCATTTCGTTTGAAATGACTTCGATTCAGTATGATTCGACACGTATGACCAGTAAAACAAATAAATTTAGTGCTTATGATACAGATACCAATAAGAAAGTTTTTTATGCGGGCGTACCATATAACCTATATTTCGACTTAAACATATATGCTAATACGCAAGAAGATGCGCTGCAAATAGTCGAGCAGATCATTCCATATTTTGCTCCGCAGTACACATTGACCCTTAAACCATTTAATGCTTATCCGACTATCAAAGAAGATGTTCCGATCACTATTGTATCATCGGCCTTCACTGATGACTTCGAAGGTCCGGTAGACGTACGAAGAACTATTATCTACACGCTTTCATTTGAGATGAAAGTAATGTTCTACGGGCCAATCGGGGATGCATCCATTATCAGGAGTGTACAAACTAATTACTTCCTTATGGGTGATTCTGACGGACCAGTTACCGAGATTACAACAGTACCGAACCCGCTTGACGTCGATCCGGATTCCGACTACGGCTTCACAACTACGAAGGTGGATTATATAGGATAAGATAATGAGTGACTCTGATAGACAAGTTGAAGATGATTTTGAATATTCTCGTAAGGTATATCTGGATTTAATTGCTACCGGGCAAGAAGCCCTGGGATCAATGTTAGATGTGGCGGATGAGAGCCAACACCCTAGATCTTATGAAGTACTGTCCGGTATGATTAAGAATATTAGTGATGTAAACGACCGGCTTATGGATATCCATAAAAAGAAGAAAGATATCGCAAAGCCCGCTGATCAAGCTGCCTTACCCCCCACCACCAATAATCTATTCGTAGGATCAACTGCAGAATTACAGAAGATGCTTATTTCGAATAAAAAGGAGGAAGATAACGTGATTGATGTGAGTGAATATAGTGATGACAAATGATGAGGGTTATTTAGGTAACGCTAACATTAAACGCGATGGTGTTATCCACAATTTCACAGAATATGAAGTCCAAGAATATATTAA